CCAGAAGTACGAATTGCCCAATTTGATGTGCCATTGGCCAACTGAGTTGCAGCAACGTTGGATGCCACTGTGACATTGCTCAAGAAGCCGCCGTCGCCAATGAAAAATTTGCCTGCGGTTGCTATCACATTGCCAGTGGCACTGACCACTCCTGTGTTGACGTTTAATCCAATTATGTTGCCAGATGCACTCAATATGCCTGCGTTGACGTTGGCGCCTGTGATGTTGCCAGTTACTGTTTGAGTGCCGGTCACAATGCTGGTACCAACATTAGAAATACCTGTTGTATTGATATTGCCACCAGTGATATTGGCGCTGGCGTCTAGAGTGGTTGCAGAAATATTTGTAGTGGTTAAATTACCTGACGCACTCATTGTGCCATTGATGATCAAGTTGCCGCCGGTAACGTTGCCAGTTACACTGACACCGCCAGCGCCTCCAACTATTCCTCCAGCAGCACTGATATTACCACCAGAAATATTTCCAGTGGCAGTGACCAGTCCACCTGTGTTAATATTGCTGCCAGTCACATTGCCTGTTGCTGTTACTAGTCCAGCAGTTGAAACATTACCTCCAGTGACATTACCTACAATGGTCAGAGTAGAAGATCCATACATGGTTCCCGAAACTGCTAAAGTATGAAGTGGTGCAGAATTTGCAATACCTACGTTGCCAGTGGCTCCTAGAACCACAATGCGGTCAGTCAAACTTGCTCCACTGGCAGTTTGAATAAGCACGTTTGCATTACCCGATGCATCAGCATACACAGCCTTGACTGCTGCGGTAACACGAGCACCTGCTCCAGTTGCGTCAGAAGCAAACCATTCAAACGATCCAATGTTTGCACCCAGTGTACTGACTGCGGTGTTTGAGTCTGTAAATCGAATGGTTGGTGATGTAGTAGCAGTTGACGATCTTGTGAGAACAATGTTACCAGTAGTAATGTTTAAGTTACCACCGTTGACGTTGCCAGTGGCACTGACTAAACCTGCTGTGTTGATATTAGCGCCTGTGACATTGCCACTGGCACTAGCAGTTCCGGTCACTGCAATACCAGCACTGTTGGCCACAAATACATTGGCAGTGCCACTTACGCTGATATTTGCATTGCCGCTGGCCACAGGAATTTCAATGCTGGTGGTGCCGTTAAAAATCTTGTCGCCTGCAATGTTACCAGTCAGTGCAACGTTGCCAGAAACAGTTAAATTGCCATCAATGATAACTGTGGCAGTGTTGGCGGTTAGGCCTTGAAATGTGATAGAATCTGTATTGCCAACTGTTTGGACAATAAGATTCCCACTGACACGCTTATAGATAGACATTTAGAGTTCCTTTGTGTTATTTATTCTGTTTAAGAAGTCTTCCATAGGCATGTGATACAAGTTGGGTATGTTGTCCAGAGCTGTTATCGCAGCAGTGGTGCTGCCCATTACTCTGTAGAAGTTGAGTTTGGGGAAACTTTTACAGATTTTTACCAGTTGATTTGCCCAGTTACCAACAAAAGTTGGCACCGATGAACTGGCTTTGTAAAACTCTGAGTCGGCGTAGATGTTGTTGAATTTGCCAGATTGTGTTGGGCCCATGTCAAATCCTATTAGGTAGATTGCAGCATTTCGATCTAGCGCTGCTATTGCAACAGCAGCTGGACCAGAACTAAATCCATAATATTCTTGAGGAATTTGCAGTGCGCCCAAGGCAGGAAATGGTTTTCTTGTATACATCATGTGGTTTTGTGAATAACCTGATTCTTGTATACTTTTGCTGATAGGAGTGTCTGTGCTGATCAGTACATTTGGAACAAACTCTCGATAGATAGCGTTGCAACCGTAAACTTGCCCCAACTGTTTTAACAGTTCTAAATCTAGTCCTTGGCGGCTGATTCCGTTGCCTAATACAAATGCTCTGCTCATAAAAAAATCCTCTCAGTATGTAGCTGAGAGGATTCGGGGCCTAAATCAATTAGGAAGTAACGTTGTCAACAATAGCCAATTCTACTGTGGTTTGAGCTGTGCCAGATTTGATCACGGTACCTTCGTCTGTGAAGAAATTGGTTGCGTAGCGCACATCGTTGACCACACTTGTGGCAGCATAAGTTGAGCCACCAGCCCAGTTCAACAACCACTTGTTGGTCAACTTGCTGATTGTGGTAGCAGTTGAATCGCCCAGGGTATAGGTAATGGCCATGAGTCCTGCTGCAGGAGTAGTATCATCATCCAGCACACACACGCCTACAGAATTGGCAGTACCTGATCCTGCTCCACCCACTGTGGTAGCAGTGAATATGGTGCCTACACCAAAGTTACTAGGAGCACCAGCTGCTGTCCAATCAGTGGTGCCCACAGACACGATTATATATGCTTGACCAACAACAAAACTTCCGTCGTTAACGGTAGTCACAGAGCCCACTAGGTACTTGTGAGCACCTTTTTGACGGATAATATAGCCTTGAGCAACACCAATACCAGAACCGCTGGGAGCAGCAATGTTAACAGTAACATCCACACGTGGATTGGTTGCTGATGGTGTATCAGTTGGGCCTGCGCCACCTACCACACCTAGATACTGTGTGTCATCAAGAGTTTGTGTTGGTGAGTTGAATACCGGTGCTGTCAGTGATCCAAAGTTAGGAAAGCCAAGATCCACGCTAACGGCTGCGCCGCCGTTGCCAGAACCAGTGCTTGATTTTTGTATTTTTAGAGGACGACCCATTTTGTTTTCTCCTTAAAGAAGTCCGATGCGAGTTCTAGTCGCTACGCTGTGGGTATTAATCTCAGCATAAAACACCCTATTGTGTTGACAAGTATTTAGCAAAAATGTAAAATGGACTACCTACAGAGTGTAAATATCACGTGAATACTACTGAACTTATTGAACAAGGCAACCAGCTTCGCGCTGAAAATCAACCCGAACGAGCATTACAATGTTATGCGTTGGCGTTTGTGCAAGATCCAGAATCTAGTGCTGCATTCAACAACTATGGCAATGTCATGCGAGAAATTGGTCATCCCCGACGAGCTGTGCCATTTTTACAAGCCGCAGCAGTTTTAGCACCAGACAATATCACTGCCAAATTTAACTTGGCTGTGTGCTATTTGTTGATGGGTGATTATGCACAAGGATGGCCGGCCTACGAAAGTCGTTGGAACTACGAGCACCTAGCTGGCACAGAACCCAAGTTTTCGCAGCCGCGTTGGCGTGGTGAAGATCTCAAGAACAAAACAATCCTGGTGGTAGGAGAACAAGGACACGGAGACAACATCCAGTTTGTTCGATTTGTTTATAACCTACATGCCATGGGTGCCCGAGTCAAACTGCAAGTGACTGATGGTTTGGTCCCCATGCTGAGTCGCAGTGAAATCTTGTCATGGGTGGGCACCTACAACGATGACCCAGGCGAGTTTGACTTGTGGGTGCCAATCATGAGTATCCCAGGAATACTGGGAGTCACTGTAGAAAACTTGCCGCGAGTTCAAAGTTATCTCAATGCTGATGTTGCTGCTATGAAAACATGGCAACAACGTCTTGGTCCAAAAAAACGCATGCGAGTGGGTTTTTGTTGGAGCGGACGCAGAGACTCATGGTTGAATCAACACAAAAGTGTGCCATTTGAAACCATGCTGGAAATGATCAAAAATAATTCACAATACGAATGGATCAATCTGCAGATTGACGCAGAACCTGATCAGGAACAAGCATTGCTTGCTGCTGGTGTCACTTGTTATCCAGGTGGTGTACAAAGTTTTGCAGACACTGCTGCGCTGATGATGCATCTTGATGTTGTAATTGGCGTGGACACCGCGGTGATTCATTTGGCTGGCGCTCTGGGGAGGCCAGCATGGCTCATGCTCAATGCCTACAGCACTGACTGGCGTTGGTTACTGGATAGAGATTCTAGCCCCTGGTACTCCAGTGCTAGATTGTTTAGACAACCTGCTCGCGGTGACTGGAACAGTGTTACTAAAAAAATTGCTCAGTATCTAAGCTGGTACAAGATCTGACATCTGTTGCAGCAACAGTGTTCTAAATTGATCACTGTGGAAATACTGTTTGTTTGCTTGAATTCTGGACAGTAGTCGACCATAATCTTCAAGCATGGTTCCAGATCGCAACCATGTTTCAACAAAGTCCATGATCTTTTTAATTCGTGTATTGTGATCTGGTTCTGAGTCCCAGGTTGTCCAAGGCACCACATCTGAAAACATGTCTAGGCCTATGTCAGTTAAAAATTGATTAATGCCTACGCTACCTACCAGTACTGGAATTTGTCTTGCCACAAACGGCTTGCAAGTTTTTTCACTGATGTAAGCTAGATCTGTTGCAGTTTCTGTTACTAAATTCACAGCGCAATCACCATACACAGAGTGTCCCACACCAATGTCGTTGCGGTTGGGATCATGTTGTTCACCGTCGATCATCAATGGATAAGGATACGAATACTGATCTTTTTCGTAATACACTGGCTCAGTGAAACTGAACACACACTGATCAATAATTCCTCGCTGATTGAATTCTGCCCATACTTGAGTTCTGTGTGGTCTTGGACGATTGTTGAGACACATGAGAGCTTGAGTTTTGTTTGTGCCTGAATCAAAACAAAAAGTATCCCACCACAAGGGATTTCTTAAACTGTACATCCAAAGAAACAACGGAAAGAAAGTTGTTCCTGCTTGTGGCTTGTAAAAAAATTCAAAGTTGTTGGTCAGCATTGGCGTGAATTTCAATGATAGTTTGTTGTCAGGAAAAGGATTGTGTGTGATATCTAAAATACGATTGTGATTGGAGTGTTGTTCTAATAACTGTCGGGTATGTTCAACATTTTCAAAGTCGTTGTCCGTGACACATAGAGTGTCAGCTTGAAACCATTGTGTCAAGTATTGTCTATTGGTATAAAAACGAGTGGGATCTAGGAATTCTATCATGCAAATACTTAGTCAACAAAAAACCCGCCGAAGCGGGTTTTTGATTGCTTTTTGAAAAGCCTTGCAGTGATTAGCTGAAAGACAAGTTCGACACAGCGATTTCGCCGACATAGTCACCAGCGTTACCGAAAGAACTTGCTGTGTTAGTAAGTTCAATGTAACCGTAACGTGTCATAAATGACACGACTGGTTCGAATGTTGACGGATCCAGTACAACACCACTGCTCATCAACGGAATGTATGGGCAGTAGAATGCAGGAGCGTCAGCTTCTGAAGAACCCTTGTAGCCAACCAACACTGGTGTAGTGTCGCTAGCATAAGAGTCAACGAACACACGCATAGCGCCGTTCAGTGTACCAACAAACTTGGTGTTTGTAGGTGCTTCGAATGTGCCTTCTGTTGTGCGAGCAAAAGCAGAAGTAGTTGCAGATTGCAACACGGTTAGTGCAGCAGAGCTAACAACAGCGTAGTTACCAGCGCCACGACGTGTACGTTGGGCGATCAGGTTAGCAACACGGTTGATCAACACAGCTAAAGCAGCGTGTTCGTCACCAACGAATGTAGCAGTACCAGAAACGGTAGCTTGGTTGTATGTGAACTCAGTGGCAGCCAATGAACGCAGGCTGAGAAGGATTTCTTGGTCGATCTCAGCTGTAATCTCTTGTGCAAGAGCAGCCATGATTTCTGCTTCAACGTCAATACCATGCATGGCTTGTGCGTCTTGTGCAGATTCAAATGTCCAACGAGCTTGCAACTTACGTGTGCGAGCTTCAACGGCTTGTTTCAA